CAAAGGTAAAGACGGCAATACGAAAACAATTGTAATAGAGGTGAAACCTTCTAGTCAAACCACGCCCCCTAAAATCGGTCAAAAGCCAACAAGAAGATACATTAACGAAATCGCCACGTGGGGTGTGAACGAAGCCAAATGGAAAGCCGCAAAAGAATACTGTTTAGATCGCGGTTGGGGCTTTCAAATCATCACAGAAAAGGATTTAAACATTAAATAAATATTTTAATGGCTAATATACTCGATAGACTCAGCACTCAAATGAATAAGGCTGGCGTTTCACAACGCACGGCAAAGGCGAGAACATGGCTTCGTAATAAGGTGAGCCAACTACGTTCAGTCAGAAGAAATACAATTATTCAAGATTCGACTAGAAAAACGACTGGGTTTTATCCAGGCAGAATGTACTTCTATTTCTACGATCCAAAAACAAAAGACACTTTACCATATTACGATAGATTTCCTTTGGTTATCCCAGTTGAACGTTATAAAGATGGTTTCTTGGGTCTCAACTTACACTATCTACCAGTCAAATATCGTTTGATTCTTTTGGATAAACTATACGAAACATTAAACAACGATCGTTTTGACGATACTACAAAAATGCAGTTGTCATATGACTTATTAGCTGGTGCAACCAGATATGAAGAATTTAAACCCTGCCTCAAACGTTATTTGACTTCACACATTGCATCAGGGCTTATCGAAATTGAGCCTTCAAATTGGGAAATTGCACTGTTCCTGCCTGTGGAAATGTTTGTCGGTGCTACGAAAGAACAAGTCCACAAAGACTCAATGGAGATGATTTAATGCCTTTTACAGTACCTGGATTTGAGGAAAGAAAACCACCTGCGGAAGTTCAAAGCCCACCGCAAACTCCTCCTGCTCCACCGCCAGCAGACAATAGTCGTTCCTCATTAAATTTAGATAGTGTTGCAATTAAAAACATTTTCTCAATTGACAACTTTAGATCAAAGGTTAATTCGTTTGGTGGGTTTCAGAAAACCAATCGTTTCTACGTTGAGATTTTTAGCCCTAAATGGACTAACGATACTATGGATCGTTTAAAGTTTTTATGTGAGGCTGCAGAACTTCCTGGTAAAACGATATTAACAAGCGATGCAAAAATCTATGGTCCTGCGTATAAAGTTGCAACAGGAACAGTTTTCAACGAGATAACTTTAACCTTTATATCAACTAATGATATGAAAGACAAATTGCAATTTGATCTTTGGATGAATTCTATACAAAACCCAAGAAAGTTTCACATGAGTTATCGAGATGAGTATGTCGGAACAGTTTCAATTATCGCATTAAGTGAAACTCCTGAAATTCAAGATCCAAAGGCTGCAGCAGCTGCGGCTTCTTCAAGCCCAATGTCATTGATTGATAAGATTCCATCGAGCGTCGTTGATATAACAATTGATGCCTTCAGAGCAATCAAGAACAGATTTACTGGTGGTGGTGCACCTCAAAACGAAGCAGCACAAAGCACACCTGAAGTTCCCACACCAAAGGTATATTGGGTAAAATTGATTGACGCTTTCCCAGTTGCAATTGCTCCTGTTCCTTTGAGTTGGTCAGATGACGGATTTATGCGATTCCAAGTTACTTTCGCATATCACAGATGGGAAGGTATTTCTGAAACAATTGCTAAAATGGAAGAAGTTGTTGTTCAAGGAAATAGATTCGCTAATCCGTTAAAATATGTACAAAAGATTTCTGCGCTCGTTAACAGCGCAAATAAAGAAAACTTAAAAAATATGGCTATAGGTCGTTTAGAAAATACAATCTTAGACGCAGTCAATGATACTGATGGTGGGCTCAGAAAAATTATTGGTACTGGCGAAAATGCAGTCAACAATTATCTGAATCAATCATCTGAAAAAGTTGGACTTAATACTAGCGGTAGAAAGCCATTGAACTTTATCATAGAAAGAATTAAATTTGATTCTGGTCGTACTTAATAAAATATGGAGTAATTATGTTACCGAAAATTGAACATCCAATTCATGAAATTGAATTGAAATCTGTAAACAAAATGGTTAAGTTTAGACCATTTTTAGTTAAGGAAGAAAAGATTCTTCTCATGGCATTAGAGGCAAATGAAGAAGAATCAATGATTGATGCGATACGTCAAATCATTCAGAATTGTGTAATCTCACCATCTGACTTTAATGTGGATGATTTAGCGATTTATGATTTAGAATATTTCTTCATAAAATTGCGCGCACATTCAATGGGTGAAATCGTAGAAACCAAATATACATGTCAAAATGTAGTGAATGAGAATCAAGACAAATGTGGCAATCTTATGGACGTGACTGTTAATCTATTTGACGTTACTTTAAGGAATGCGGAAGATAATTCAATCATTAAATTTAACGATACGGTTGGCGTTAAAATGAAACACCCAAACATCAATTCGTTAAATCAAATGTCTGAAATTAACTTTTCTGAGAGCGTCAAGCATGTTGTAGATTTCATCTACGATTGCGTAGATTACGCATTTGATGAGAATCAAGTTTATACAAAAGACGATATTAGTCGTGAAGAATTTACAGAGTTTGTCGATAATATGTCCAAGACAGATTTTGATAAATTTGAAACCTACTTTACGTCTTTACCAAAGTTATCATATACAATCGAAAAAACCTGCTCAAAGTGCAATTTTGAACATAAAATTGTTCTGGAGGGTATCGGCGATTTTTTCGATTAAGTTTTTGTAATGAAAATCTGAAGAATTATTTTAAAACTAACTTTGCATTGATAAAACACCACAACTTTAATGTGGCTGAGTTGGAAAATATGATCCCTTGGGAAAGGGAGACATATGTATTGCTTGTGCTACAGTATTTAAAACAAGAGCAAGAACGACAACAGATGGAACAATTAGCGAGAAAGAGTAGATAAAAATGGCAGAACCTAATCCATTCATGGCAATGCTTGCTCAGAAGATGGGCGGAAAACCTACACCTGAGGCGCAACCAGAATCTAATCAGCAAACTGATAAGAAGGTTGACAAAAGACCAAAACGAGCATCGTCGCGCGATAAAGTTAAAGGTATGCGTAATTACACAGCTGGTCGTTCTGTGTCTGATTTCATTGCGTCTCAATCTGAAAGTCCATTCTTGCGAAGTGCTTATGCTTATGCAAAAACAATTAGACAGAGACGAGAAATGGAGGCTGCTAAGAAAGATGCTGCCGTAAAAGGAAAAGCCCCAGTTGATGATAAAGAAAAGCAAGAGGAAGGTGAAGAGGGGACAGCTGATAAAAGAACTGGTATTAGAACAATTGCGACGTTGAAACGACAGTTAAAAACAGTCGAGAAGGTTACAATTGAAAATCAAAAAGATACAAAACAAGTAGTCAAAGCAATCTCAGAAATAAAGAAGGGCATACTGGGAATCAAAAATGCTATTAAAAAGATAACAGGTTCTTTTTCAAACATTACAAGTTCAATTACTCCCTCTCCTGAAAAATCTCTTGCAGCATCGGCAGCAAGAATGTATAGCAGCGCAGGAGCAGATACGAAAGAATTAATGAAACCTATTGATGTTAAATCAGAAGGTCAAGAGTATCTTTATTATAGGGGAGCTCCTGAAGGTCGACAATTCTATAAGAAAGGTAGAAGTGGAGCAGCTGGTGCTATTGCTTCAAGAGAAACATCAGAAAAGTTATTTGCAGAATTAGATAAAAAATTATCAGCAATTAGTGCTAAGATGAATGGTGGTGAAGGTGATGCTGGAAAAGTCGCAGGACCAAAAGATTATGGTCAGTTAAAAGAAGTTGACAATCGCGAAGAAACAGAAAAATTAGAAAAGGCATTGGAAGGTGCATTAAGAAAAGTATTACCAACAGCATTAGCAGAGGCTGGTGTGGGCGATCAAATGCCAATGATGGGTGGTGGCGGTGGTGGTTTATTGGATGGTCTTGGTGGTTTTGCAATGCGCGCTGCTGGTGGTTTAGTTAAGGGTGCTGCTGCTCTCGGTCGTGCTGCTTTTAAAGGCGTAAAGAATATTGGCGCCAAAGTTGGTGGTATGTTCAAAAGAACACCAACGGTTGCAGCGCCAACTACAACTCCAACAATGCCCACTGGTGCTCCGACTTCAACGCCAGCACCTCCAGTAGAAGCTGCTAAAAAAGCAGCAGAACAAACAGCAGGTGCAACTGCTCAAAAGGCTGCTGAAAAGGGTGGAACTGCAGCTGCGGAAACGGCAGCAAAAACTGGAGCAAAAACTGCTACTAAAACGGCAGGTAAAACTGTTTTGAAATCTGCACTCAAAAAGATTCCAATTATTGGCGCTCTTGCAGGATTAGGATTTGGCGCCCAACGTGCATTGTCTGGCGACTTAACAGGAGCAGGTCTTGAAGTTGCTTCTGGATTAGCAGGAACACTTCCTGGTCTTGGTACTGCTGCATCAATAGGAATTGACGCTGGATTGGCTGCACGTGATATGGGAATGTTAGGTAAAAGTGCAATGCCAAATCCAGTTAGAACAGACATTCCTGGTACAATTATGGAGCGTACTAGTGCGAATATGCAAGCTGCACGTCAAACAGCACCTCCAGTAATTGTAAATGCGCCATCAACACCACCAGCTGTACCGCCACCAGCACCACAACCAAAACCATTCAGTGCAACTCCAACAGTTCGTAATCCTGATGATGCTTTCATGCGCGCAACATATAAAGACTTTTATCACCCATCTTCATTGTACAAATAAAAAGGGAGGCTTTCGCCTCCCTTCCATACAACCAACTCGGATTGGTGTATTAATCTTCAGCCAACTTTCCGAAGAAAGCCATTGAATCGTCGTCATCAGTGGCTGCAACGCCGACATCTTCATCAGCCAGTTCGAGATCTTCAGCCTTCGACTTTGCACGCGCAGCGGCAACGCCATCAAGACCAAGAACGCGATCCAACTTTGACTTCAATTCATCATAAGACTTGAAGTGCTTTGGATCGAGGAATTCCTTGAGAGAATATTCCGCTTTCCAAACCTTCTCAATCTTATCATCATCGCCGTCAAACAACGGAGACGGATTATCAAACTCAGACTTATCGTAGTTACGATAGCCTTCAACCTTGCGGATCTTGAGTTTGAAGTTTGCACCTTCCCAGAAGCTGAACGGATTGACAGCCTTCTCATCTTCAAATTGCGGCTCGATCTTTTCCTTGATCTTATCAAAGATTTTCTTGCCGTACTTGTAGAGGAAAACTTTTCCTTCGTTGGCAGGATTTGCAGTATCCTTAATGACAAGAACGTTTGAGATATAAGTCAGACGACGCTTCTGCTTGCGAGCAATTTCCTTGTTCGCTTCAATGCCAGAGTTCCAGAGTTGAGTGTTATACTCAGAAACGGGATCCTTCTGACCAAGAGTCGTCAAACTGTTCTCAATGTACCAGCCACCAGGACCTTGGAAGCCATGACTGAACACTTGAACCCACGGCATACCATCTTCCCCATCAACAGCAGGGGCGTCAAGAAAACGAATGACTGCGTAGCCATTACCAGCAGCATCAACTTCTGGTTGCCACAAACGTTCATCTTCTTTTGAACCACTGTTCTTTGTGGTCGATTCGAGTGCTCGAGCGAGCTTGCCAAGAGAGGAGTTCTTCTTGAGCGCAGATAGATTAGACATATGTATTACCTCGTATATTTTGTATTAACAGTATTAATTGTATCCACAATATCATAACAACAATAGTATATATTAAACCGCGACAGGAGTCAACTCCTTCTTGATCATGAATTTAAACATACTATCATTCAACGGAGCATAAGCAAAAAAGAATGGCTTATACTTATTGAATTTCTTGTAAAGATCACTCCAAATAAAGTCATCTTCAATCTTCGTATTCCAACGATCAAACAACTTAATTGCGTGATCTAATATGATTAGTGAATCCAGATTAATTTCCTTTTGCATGTATAGATTAAGAAGTTCAGGGAACTGCCCATCCTTACAGCGTAATGAATCACCAAAGTTAATCTGTTTAAGTTTGTTTAGATCTTCGTTAAAATTTTCAGCGCGTGCAGATTGCCAATTTTTCCAATCTTTAAAAAGTTGTTTTGCTTCGTCTTTGAGTAGTTCACTTATCCAGTTTTTATCTTTATGAAAGAAGTTCACTGCATAGAAATATGGCAGTTCACCTTCATCATACATTCGTGCTATTCTGTGAAATGAGTATTTGTCTTTTCGTAAATCAAACGTTTCAATTGTGGTTCGCGATTTGCCGTTGTATTGAAAATAGTCGAAGTGATCGTTAGTGAAATGTAATCTCACCGACATGTAACAAACATAGGCGTCGTAGCCATTCATATTGGCAATCTAGATGACCTTTGTATGAAGCGTAACGTTTGTGCTTCGACTTCAATTTTAGATTTTAGATTTTCGTTGATCAGGCTTGCAGCGACCTCAACCTCAAGACCACTTTCTTCACAGTAGTGAGTAATAGCGTCAATTAGGCTCAGATTCATTTTACTAGCCATTTCTTCTATCATTATACAGAAATTGTTCTTTTCTTCTCGAGTAGCCATCAGCTTGGACCAAATACTTCGTTAATGACGCGATTCACTTTGATGAATTTACCTTTATGATAAAGTTGATATAGATCTTCGGCACCAACATAAGTACAGGCTGAGCGGATTCCACCCAAAAGATTTTTTACTGTATTGGAAACTTTGCCGCGATACGTTATGTATACTTCTTTACCTTCACTGGCGCGATAATCAGCAACACCACCATTGTGAAGTTCTTGTGCAGCCTTTGAAGCCATACCGTAGAACGGAATCTTACTTGCATCTTTAATGTTATCTCGGAACCCTGGCGGCAAACCTTCTTCATGTGCCGCAAACATACCACCAATCATGACGAAGTGCGCACCAGCAGCAAATGCCTTGGCTACATCTCCAGGGCAGGTACATCCACCGTCAGACATAATGCGACCACGCGCTGACTCTGCTGCATCATAGCATTCAAGAACGGCAGATAATTGCGGATAGCCAACACCAGTCATTTTACGAGTCGTGCAAACTGATCCAGGACCGATACCAATCTTAACGATATCCGCACCAACATCAATTAACGATTCAACTGCTTCTGGCGTAACGACATTTCCTGCAATCAATCCATACTCTGGATAATTCTCAGCAAATTCTGCAACAAAATCTAAAAACTTAGAGGTGTAACCGTTTGCAACATCCACACAAACAGCGCGAGGAAGGGGAATGTCGTTATCAACACAGTGAGCGTGGAATTGAGTGAACTTATCCAGATCAGTATTGTTAGCGCCAAGA